AAATGCAATATCGGAACATAATATTGATGCTCTTACTGTAGGATTGGCAAATATGGACAAGCATATTGCAAACATTCAGGGCTTTGGTCAGACGGTTCTGGTAGCGTTTAATCGCTACGGCGATGATTCGGATGATGAAATTGCAATTGTTAGACATCATTGCGAAGCTCAAGGCGTTGGATTTGCTGTAAATAATGCCTTTGTCGAAGGTGGCGATGGCGCGATTGAACTTGCAAAATTGGCAGTGGATACGATAGCTCAACACCCATCTGAAGCGCTAAAGTTTGCATATAATCAAGATGACGCTATCGAAGATAAGTTGACTAAGGTTGCGGTGAATCTTTACGGCGCAAAACAAGTTACGCTTAGCCCTACTGCAAAAAAGAAAATTGAGCAAATTGTAAAGTTGGGTTATGATAAATTCCCAATTTGTGTGGCTAAAACGCAGTATTCATTCTCAACTGATGCTAAGGCAATAAATGTTCCTATAGGCTTCAATCTACATGTTCAGGATATTGTAATTAATGCCGGTGCGGAGATGCTTGTCGTTGTGTGTGGTGATATCTTGCGTATGCCGGGATTGCCGAAGATGCCTCAAGCTAATCATATTGATATTATTGATGGAAATATAGAAGGCTTATCATAAATAGAATGTGCCAATGCGAAAAACACGCCAATTAATTGGTGTGTAAGGTGTAAACTCTGTTTGAAAATCTTAAAAGTCGCTTGTTGATTTGGATATTTCACAAATAAGTGCTACCTTTGCATCGCATTTGAGGAAAAGCAGTTTTCTCGGGCAACATAGGATGATTCGCTAGCTCAGCTGGTAGAGCACAACACTTTTAATGTTGGGGTCCTGGGTTCGAGCCCCAGGCGGATCACAGAAACGACTCGTAGGTTAGATGATAACTTGCGAGTCGTTTTTTGTTGTTGATACTTAATACTGAGGTAGTGTTGTTATAAGCAAAAGAAACTCCCCTACTCCTACGCAAGTTGGGAAGTTTCTAAAAAGTTTCATCAAGTATTTAGCTTGAATGTGGGTCATTCATCGTAATAGCCAAACTAATTATAGCAAGAGCGTTAGAACTCTGTGACTTTGTTAATTTTGTTAAAAATCGAGTTGTTGTTAAAAACGCTTGTGTGTAATAAATTGATAAAAAGCACGATGCAAGATTTTACTGTTGTTAATTCCAAAATGCAACTTTTGGCTTTGTGCATTTACATTGGTGTCATGTTCTTGATTTTCAACTGTTAATAGCCTCTCAAAATTCTATTTTTTGAACAATTATAGTTATCTTTGTAGCAGATACACGATTGTTTTTGTTTGCACTTTATAAGGCATATAATTAATAAATAATGGTGTTTTTTGCTTCAAGAGAGGAATATTAAATATAACATTTTTTAACATGGCTAAAATTAATTTAAGTTTCGCTTTTAAGAATGGCAACTTCTGTTTATGCGCCACAGTCGCAGGTACTCAAAAAAGACACTACCGCCTTGTCGAAGGGTTGAATCATCCTCAATTTGCACGATGGGATAGGACACTTCAGATGTTCTCCACACGCGCTAAAAATGGAGTTGAAAACAACATCCGTTTGGCTAAAATCAAAGCTCATTACGAACAAATCTTATCAGAGCATGAGTTTAATTCTGGCAAAGAATTGTTTGACTATGATAAAGCACATAGTAATAACGAAATGCAAGAGGTTGTAAAAACCATCTGCAAGCAACAAAGCATCAATATGTCAAGCACACGTGATGCTGAACTTGTCAAGATATTGGTGACATATATACGCGACAACAACCTTGTCAATACACCCAATACGGCAAACACAATTAATACGCCAACGGTAAACAATCCGGTTGCTAATTTCACAAACACTCAGATGGCGCAATTTACACCTCCTACCTCCCCTACTCCAGTTAATGTACAGCCAGCAGTTGTACCGAATAAGTGTATTACTTATGGTGAATATCTTGACCAGTTCATCGAGAAAAAGAAAAACCCTATTGGCAAAAAACCAAGCAATACATACAGGCAATACATCTTGCTTAAAAACAAACTTGTTGCTGAAGATAAGCTGATAAATATTCCGATTAACGCTGTTTCAAAGCGAGATATAAATGCGGTGTCAGATTGGCTCATTGCAAGCGGTGTATCATCATTTAACTACAAGACTTTGATGACGAAAACAATGGCGATATTAAACTCGGCTTTAAAAGATGACCTTATAGCTATACCTATTTCTTTTTCAATATCAGACCATGCGCCAGTAGATGACTATAATGAAGCTGCGTCTGATTTCAAGTCTTTGTCAGTTGAACAATACGCGCAATTCTGTTCACTTGATATAACAAGCCTTTACCAAAAGCAGCGTAGCAATGAACGAGATAAGTACGAAATGTATCGTGACTTCTGTGTTTTATTGTATGAGCTAAAATCCAGACCTGTTGATATTGTTACTATGAAATGGAGCAATATCGAATATAACGAGCAATACGGAGGGTATATCTGTTCATACATTCCAACAAAAAAGAAAAATGCAACCAATCGCAATAAAGCTAAATCGGTTCAATTCATTTCACCTAAAGCAATGGAGATAATGCTAAAATATAAAGAGCGTTCTAAATATGGGTACATATTGCCGTTTGAGATAAACAATATGCAAGAATGGGATTTAGATAATGTAGAACAATTTAATGAACACAGTAGAATATTGGGCCTTTTGCGTAACGCGGTGAATGATTTTTTGAAGCGAGTTGGTGAAAAGCTCAATCTGCCGTACAAGCTAACGCTCTATGCTTTCAGAAGAACAGCTATAACTCACGAAATCATTAACAACGAAATGCCGGTTGATATGATTGCGAAGGTAGCAGGAACATCAATAGGCATGATTGAAAACCACTATACAAACTACCTTGATGCCCTATCGCACTTCAGAACCCAAGAGCAGCTTGATATGGCGGCTGAAGATATAGATAAGAATAACAATAAAAATCCTCGCAAACCCAAAAAGAGCAAGCGAGGATAAAAAGAAAGCTGAAACTTAAATTTGCCACGGATTTTTGTAGGGGTCGTAATCACGCGCGTATGTCGCGATTGCATACTCAGTGACGTGTTTATTATCCCCTGCAACTTTTCGCGGTATTTGGGGGTTTATTTTAAGTCTGGCGGCATCTCTCAGCCAAAGTATAGACGTTTCGTAATCCGTAACGCGAGTAGAGCTGATATTTACCGGTGCTGTTAGCTTGTATAATTCATATATCGCCAACCTCAACAAATGCTTTTTGATATTGGCATTTCGGGGGTCATCCTGAATAATATTGTGGTTAAGAACAAGCTCATCAGAATTAGGATAAGCTATCGGATAATAGACTTCATTCTCATACACTACGAACTCAGTGTCGCTAAGCTCGTACTCATTGTAGTATGCATCGTAATCGCCAATCTTACCCCAGTTATCAGAATCATAGGGATTGAGGTTCCAGTCTACATCTTCAGGATTAATCAAAGCATAGAAACTGCCATCGTAGCGTACTACATCCCATTTGTTGTAAGTAAGGTTGACAATCCATTCATCAGTGTCAATCTTAACCCAACTTGTTAATCCGGGAACCTGAACGTTGTTAAAGTCTAAACCATTATGTTCAACGCACTCATAATATTTGCCGGCGAATGTAATAATATCGCCCGGAGCATAAGATAAACGCTGAGAGTAAGGCTTGATGGTGTCTACTGATTGTGTTAGCGTATCTGCTTCAGTCCAATACACTACGCTTGTAGGAGCTTTTCGACCACGGATAGTTCTGAGTGCTTTATAGATTTTGTTGTTGTGGTAGAAATGCGCTCCGGCAGGATAAGTGATTTGCGTGTTGTACTCTAACAAGTCTTTACCTACCGCCAAGACTTTTTCAATTTCATAGTTGCCTGATAGATACTCTAAAATTGATTCTTCGGCAGCTTCCTCAGCTTGCGCCAATCGTTCTACATTGCCACGAATAAGCTGAGATAGAGCTTCCTCAGTGACAATGCTAATGTAGTCGTTGTTGTTGATAAATCTTTTGTACATTGGTTAGTATTCAAAATCGCCATAAATATGCGGAGAGTTAACAGTATAGATACCGGAATCACCCTTATATTGGAATGAACGCCACGGATTAGCAAGCATAAGACATAAGGCGTAATCAAAACAGTCGGACAAGTGACCGTACTTCTCGTATTTCATGCCCAGCTTCGAGTCTGTTACTTTAGCCTTACATTTGGTGCCATCCTGATTTTTCTTCTGATAGATGAGGTCCTCGGTGAATTTACGGCAGCGCATATCAATATAAATGGACCAACCGGCATAACCGGCAAAAACGCTATTGATAAATTCCAGACGAGTAACTTGTGGTGGTTGCCTGTTCAGAATATTTTGCCGCACGTTTAGGGCTGAATTAAAGTTACCCTTGATAATTGTATAGTTGTTAACGCCATCCTCAGTTTGTGTAGAACGAGCCTGACCAGCCGGATCGCCTGTTAGTATGACACCGCCCATGTGTCGGTCGGTAAGCAAGCGTTGGTTTATCATTTTGGCAAATGCCGGTGTGTTGTTTTGCTTTTCTTCAGGTCTGCCAAGGTATTCGTTCAGCACATATACTTTCTTCTCGTTATAATCGAATTGTAGAGCCAAGCATGACATATAAGGTGCAACGTTGAAGTCGAAGCTGAGAACGACAGGTTTGAGTGGGTCGTAGACTTTCTCTCGTAAGCCATCAACCAAGTGTTGATTACCTTTGAATTGCCAATATGCCGCCACTTCATTAGTATCAACGAAATCCCAGTTACCGTATAGTAGACGTGCTTTAGTTGCCGGGTCGGTAATTTTTTCCAACGCAGCACGATAAATCATCGTAAACTTTTCGTTAGGGTTGTCGAATACTGAGAAAGGCACATAGGCTTCAGATTCCGCACATTTGACAGGATTACCGTCATCATCTTGTACGAAACGAGAACGAACCCAAGTAATACAAGGGTTGGTGGTCATGAGAAGTCGGGGATATTTGAAACTTTCATGGGTTCGCCAACGTAGACGAGAAAATAAGACCTCAACAGCCTTCTCAGATATTTCGGACACCTCATCAATTGCTGCGATGGTGAACTCCGAAGAACCAAGACGCTCAAAGTTGGTATCTGAAGGCAAATCTTCCAGTTCTTTCAATATTATCGTGCTATTGTTCCAGAAGGTGACTTCTCCAACCTGATTGTTGATTTTATAATTCTCGCCTTCTTTCAACCCCCAATCGCGCATAACAGCCTTAACCGTATTGAAGGTTGATTCTTTCAGTGATTTGATAGTTTTACGCGCGATAACAGCACGTAAATCGGGAAACCTCATGCAGCTACTGACAATCCAACAACTCGCAAGGTAGCTCTTGCCACCTCCGGCTGCACCACCACCTAAGATAATCTGAGGTAGATTGAATGATTGGCAGTTCTCACATTGGGGTTTGTATATATTCTTGCCATTAATGTCCTTACCAACCACTGTTTGAATAATGTGACCACCGCAATAAGGACAATAATCAGGTTGTAGCATTTTCCACAACTCATATTGTCGGGGTGATGGTGCAAAGTCAATAACAAGGTTTTCAGGAGCAACTAATCCTTTAGCCATTCCAGTGTGTTTAATGTTAGTTATAACTAAGAATAGCTGCTTTACTAATTCAATAGCAATGGATTAGCGCAAGATATGGCAATAAAAAAGAAGCAGTTCGCTAAAACCGCTTCTTTTGTATAGTAGGTAAAAATAAGTAACGATTTTCACAAACAGTTACCTATTGAGTGCAAATTCCTAATTAAGAAAATGAATATTATCGTCGCCTCAAAAAAGAAATAAAAAATAAGTTACTCACAATTAACCAAAATCAATAATAGTGCGTCTGAAAGGGTCGAACTTTATTTGACCACCATAATCAGGTCACAGACGCGAGGAATATCTTCCAACATTCCAGTGCGTTATTTCACAAGCTAACACATAACTTGCCGACTTACGATTCGGTTCGAGCAACGAGCATTAAACTCGGTCGAAATTTACGTTACTGTGCGCAGCAGTACCCCTTGATACAGGGGTGGGAGTCGAACCCACACTCACCAAACGGCTCACAAACACCTCTACCATCTACCGTTTGAGATTGCCATTACCCTGCATAAAGCCTAATTTCACAATCCGGCTTATCCCATGACAAAACATCATATTTTTATTATCTGCAAATTCAATATCAATTATCGCCATAAAATGAACTCTAAGTGGCGCAGATAGGGGTCGAACCTATGACCTCCAGATAATGAGTCTGGCGAGCTACCACTGCTCTACCGCGCTTTATTATAGAATAGAGTTGATTTATGTTTGGGTTGGTTATTGGCGATAAAATTTGTTTCTATTGTTTCCATATCATATAAGATAAAAAGTGTTTTATGTTAGTTATGACCACGAACAAAATCAGTTCAAATTCAAATTATGATATTAACAAACAGGATGCAAGTTATACTAATTCAATTTCGTATAATGCAAAGGGGTAATCTTCATTGATAATTTCCCATGCTTCGCCTCTCGTAAAAGCCGGAATATTAACATAGAGCTTGTCCTTTGTTGTGCGGTTGACTGCCATGAATACAAATACTTCTTTTTTGTGTCGTTGAGAAGCAATCTTATAACCTCGTTGTGACAATTCGTTGAGTAGAACAATATCAGGCGCGGTGGTTACAGCTCTCTCAACGCTTATAATGTCAGCTGAGTCGGTTGATGGGTCTACGCTTGATATTGATGCAAGCTGAGTGTTCCACCAGTGCCATTGGTCCATATCAACCGTATATTTGACCTGAATTGCGTCATCATCATGTGAAATATACGAAATAGTGATTATATCGTACAATTGAGCTATAATCAAGCAAGATTTAATGATAGAGCTGTGGCATTGAACTATCTCGGAAAACGCTTGTATATCCACTGTTGCAGATGGCCCATGCACTGCGATTATGCGCCCTAATAACCGGAGTATAGTTGATGTAAGTAATACGTTTCTTTTCATAATTTACTTGTTGCCAAAATCTGCCGGGGTTTCGCCCCATAATAAGTTATCCCAATGCCTTACTTCAATCGTATCAATATCGTCAGCCATAATCTTCAGGAACACCTCAGCCTTCTGTAAATTTTTATTCCTACGCTTAGATGCCGTTGATTTATTATTGTACCATGTTATGGCTGTTTGAGAGTCGGTATAGATAATTCTCGGCTTAAAGTTATGCTCGATGATATACTTCGCAGCCTGAACTACTCCCAGAAACTCCCCGATGTTGACGGTTTGATGACCTAAGTTCTCGTAAAAGATACGCTCACCTGTTGCCAAATTAATGCCTTGATACTCGGTTACTGAGTTTTTGACTGAGTGTGCAGCATCGGTGGCAATCCCTTCAGTCGGTCGATTAGTAATATCCATCTCTGCGATAATTTCTCAGCAACGCTTCAGCTGCATCGGTAAAATCAGCAAATACCCTTCCGCGCCATTTAATATCTTTGCGGTCAAGTATGGTGTCACCAATTTTGCTGATAGAATTGTTGCGTTTGCTTGATGGGTCAAAGGTGATAATGCGATTTCCCCACTTAACTTCAACCTTGTAAAGGATATTGGGAACATAAGTCGTTATGACGGTCGCAACAAATGCCGCTTCCAGAACGCCAATAGCTACAAAACCTTTCTTCTCAACCATAGGAACCATAGCAACTCGATATAGGGTGTTATACTGAACCTCATCCTGAATAGCCGGACTAACCAAAACTACTTGCTTGGGTTCACGTGCTTTTTCCCCTACTCCATACCAACAACCATTTCTTTTTGTCACGTATGCAATCAGATTGCCGGTGCGTGTAGAATATTTAAATCTCAGCTTGGAAAATACAGTACCGATGGGGAAAACTTTCTTGCCTTCCTCGTTTACTGTAATGCTGCGCTGTTCTGGAGATGTTGCAAATAATATCATGCCTATTGTACTATCATTTTATGCTTAACGAGATGAGTGGTGCTTTGTTCGTTATAGCACTACAAAGGTAACGATTGTGCAACAAAACGCAAACGAAAAACCTTATCAGACAGATAGTTAAGGCGTAATTTGGCGAAAAAATTGGGAGTAGCTGTTTTAGAGAAAATATTGGGCAAGACAATGAAAAAGACAGCCTTAAAAGACTGTCTTAAAACTTGAATTTAACAACGCTTATATAATGCTAATCGTTAGTTAATATATCTCAATGGAAGAAGCGATGCCTGAAATGTGGTCGGAATTGTGCTGTTATTGTCACCTTATCAGAACCACTTCGGTGTCGTTTTGTTGTTAGATAGATATGGATGCTGAAACACAATCATTGCAGATGCCGGAATTACGCTTGTATCTGCTATAAGTGACAGGTCTACCACAGAGATTACAGTAATATACTTTCTTGTCATTTCTGCGCATTGATTGTAAAACCTTGTTTGCATCAACATCGTACTCATCGCTCAGAACTTTAATTATCTGAGGGCGTGTGTACAGGTTTAGGTTGTTTAGTTTTCGATAGTCGTTAAGAACTAAGTAGTTGATAGCCTCAGCTTGATTAAGTAACCCTAACGCTATCATAGTTGTTATAGATGCAACATCTAAGCCGGTCATAACAGCCAGCTTAGATGTTTCTTTATCTCGTAATTTAATCATATTCTTTGTAAATATCACTTGCTTTGCCTGACTTAATCAGATATGCTAATATAAGGATAGTTGGGATTAGTCCACTTACCGTAATGATGGTAATATCCCACGGAGCTGAAGGTAAATTTATGTAACAGTAGAAGTTTAGATACGCTAATCCAAACATAATTCCAAATTGTAAGGATAACATTGTTATGCCATATATCCACATTCTTAATGTTGAATGGCGATATATCTTGCGTTGTGTCTTTATAATCGCTTTAAGTGAGTTGGTTCTCCACTTATATCCTTCCTTTTCTAAACATTCTTGACCACAAGCAATAGCGGCAATCGGACACACCAACATACCAATTGTAGATAGCACTAATAATGGCAAGCCTATCAAACAGCCAATTAATGTGTCTAATGAACCATATCCCCAAGCGTATTGTCCATACCCGAACATTATACCTAAGAACGAATATAACACAACTAAAGCAAAAGGAAACAATAAGCCATCGCTGTTGTCCGGCATTTTGAATGTAAATAAAACCTTATGTGACATTGAAATTCCTATCCCAGCTATCACAAAAGAGGTCCACATGATAAAATTAGCCATTGGGTCTATAGGGTTCATCCACTCCATATAAACGCGGAATATCCACAGACACACCAGACCAAAAGCAAAGCCGATAAAAGATAATCCAAAGTCGTGATAATTCTTCACGTGTAAATACTTAATTTTCATAATGTTGATTGATTTTGTAAATGTTTTGTTTTAGATTTTATGCAAAGTTAATGATTTTTGTCAGAATTATGGCGTTTTAGTTTCACTTTTATAAAAATAAGGTGCGACATTTAGCCACACCTTATCGCATATAAATAACATAAAAATCAACTGCGCATGAGAACGCTTAGAGTGCTATCAGTTCCCAGTCATCAGCAAGCAAATCTTCAATGGTGGGAGTCCATGAAGTTGCTCCACCTGTTGCCACATCATGCAGCAAACATTGGCTGTGGTATTTAATACAACCTGCTGTGTTGAGAACGAATTTCTTAGCCTGAGATGACAACGAACTCATTTTGGGAACGATTGTTTTGTCGATGTTGTTAGGCACTTGCATACTAATGTATTTGTAGGCAGACCAATGAGCGCGTCTTGCAATACCACCGGCTTTGATGTAAGCCATTGCGACACCAATGCCGTGTTTATAATCCACTTTAGCATGAGAACTTTCAAGGCGGTTCATTAACAACAAGCTATATGAAAGTATTGCGTCACACTGAGTACGAAGTAAGATTTGCTCTGTTTCAGGAAGGCTTTTAAATGCCTCGCTTGTGATGAAGTTGGTGATGCTTTCCAAACGCTCGCTCACTTCATTGTATTCGATATTTAGACGCTGACGGTGTGTTTCAGCTGGAGTGTATTCAGCTTCAAATTCATCAGTCGGCATCCATTCTTGTTCGCCATTTTCTTTGGTTACGAGATAACCGTCAGACACCTCGCCACTTTCTTGACATAGTGCTACGGTCTTAGTTGCATCTACTTTTGAGTGATGTATGTATTTCATTGTTAGTTAAGTTGAAATAGTTTCTTAAAGAAGTTCTTAATGCGCTGCCACCAACTTTCTTTGGTCGGCTTTGTTGTGTTGTTGTAGATTATCACGCGCTTATTGTAGGTGGCGTATCGGTCATCTATTCGCGCCCAACCTTTTGGTTTATTACTCATTAGCCATGTTTCTTATCGTAATTTTTAAGTCGATTACAATGGCTTTCAGATGTGCAATTGATTTGGGTGTGAGCAATATGCCAGCAGATGCGCCCATCGTGCTTATGAAAGCCAAGAACAGAATTGACGCTGTGTTTATTGCATCGCCCTGTCATTGAAGAATAGTACCTGCACTTTGTACGATAGGTGTATCTGTCTGGATTTTCGCTCATTTTTTTTATTTTTATGCGCTTATTTTGATAGTATTGTCTTAGCCAAAATGACTTTAGGCTCATTTGATGCTAAGAATTTTTTGCCAAGATAGCATTTGTAGCAAGGCTGAGATTTCTTCAGGTTGTTGTAAATCGTTAGCATATAGTCAGTGTTTACGTTGCCGAATGAAGGACATAGCCAAGACTCTGATAAATGCACATCGCCCTTAAAATCTACCATCGGTTTACACATCGTGCCTGTTTGTACAAGACCATACATTTTAGCTGAGTCAGAGAGCTGCCGAAACATAACATGACCATTAAGACACCCCATGTGATAAGAACTTGCTTTCACTTCAGCCATAGCTTCAGGACAATCTTTCGCTCTACCGAGGTCTTGCATACTCATAATGTCTGAGGTCGTAACGATAACTCCGGGAATTGCGCTAATCTCATCCTTATGTTGCAAAATAAAGTCTGCGTGTCGGTACCACTTAGGATTAGTATAAACTTGCATCCCTACATAATTGGGGAGTTTACTGAGTTGCTTTACTATCTCAACTTTATCGGCATCAGCAAACCAAGAACCATTTGACATGACAGAAAATCGTGCCAATGCTTTATGCAATGTTATGATTTTGTCGAGATATTGGCAAAATTCTAAGAACTGAGGGTGTTCGGTCGGCTCTCCACCGCTAATACCGTACACCGCATTTTTGAGGAACAAACCAAATTCTATAGCTTGTTTGAATGTCGAGAAGTCCATGTGCTGCCCATCCGGTGATGAACACTCCATACAGTGAGGACAATTCTCATGGCATTTGTTGGTGATTTGAATTAGCATGATATTTAATTTAGTTGATAATTTCGCAGATAAACATCTCGCTGAATAAGCCAAAGCCATTGGGGTGACGCTTGGATTTACGGCTTTTAATTTTCACCCGATCTCCGAGTTTTGGTGCTAAACTTTTGCGAGAAAACACTTTTCTGTCAAGTTTCATGTCGTATGTTGTGTGGAGAAGATTAACTCGCTTTCTGTCAGCTTCATCAATTTCTACACGATAATATTGTCGGCAGAACGCAGTATCATCAACATCAACAATAACACCTGAAACGTAAGCAAATTCAACCGCATGGGAGGTGTTTTTAGCTCTCTCTCGGCGTTCTATATCTTGTCTGCGCTTTAGTTCGGCTTTTAATTCATCTGTGGTATAATTTTCAAGTTTCTTCATTTCTTTTATTTGAGCGAGTTTGAGATTAGTGGGTAACAGGGAAAAATTAAAAAATTTCCACATCTTTCCCTGTTATTTCCCTTTTTATAATTTTGCTAACTCCGCATTGTATCGCTTCAGGCGTTTGTTCTTGCGGTCAGCGCGGTACTTTAGCAGATAAAATTCTGAAATCATGTGATTGCGAACCTTGTT